AACTGGCAATTAGGTCGATTCTAGAAACGTCTAAAAGAATCGGGATCAGGGATATTATCTTAGTAGTAGGAAAGCCCGGAGATACACAAACAGTAGATTTTGCTAATCAATCCGGTATACCATATATAACCCATACTAGAAATTATGGATTCCCGTATAGTTTAAACGACATATATGATTTTTGTTGGAAAGATTCAATTACCGACAATATTATTATTATGGGAAACGATGTGATTGCCTATCCATTTGCCATAGATTCATTAATAAAAGTGGCAGAGATGGGAAAATATGAGTGGATATGTTCTAAAGAGGTTAGTGCAAAGTCGCTGGTCAAGGCGTTTCCAAGTGCAGCTAGATATTTTCAAGGGCCAGAAATGAGATTCAGTGCCTTCAATGAAAGACCGTGGGAAGTCTTTGATAGATATTCAGAGAATATAATTTTAGACGAAGCCGGTCTAAGTGATGTTCACAATCTGGCCCTATTTAATAGATCGGTTTTTGATAAGATAGGGTATATAGACGTGAATTTTTATCCAGCATATTATAGCGACAACGATTATGCCAGGAGAGCTGTACACGCTAAAATTAATTCTTGTACTTTATCAAATTCACTTTATTTTCATTTCTGGAGCAGAACAATACATCAGGGACATGGAGGGTCTACTAATAAGCATTTCGGTAGAAACGCAGACTTCTACAAAAAGAAGTGGGGAGGGGGATTTGGCAGCGAAGCGTGGACATTGCCCTTCAACGGCGAACCTATTAAATTAGCTGGAGTAACCCTAGAGCCATCCATAAAAATAGATAGTAGAGATGGGGATGTTCCTTTAACAGAGTATTGGAGAAACATGTAAAATGGCGTTAATAGAAAGACTAGAACGGGATGAATTGATACTATATGAAATTGTAAGACATCCTATATTATTCGGGGAGTTTTATAGAACTCTTGATATTCCTGAATGGAGCGACGACCGATTTGATTATTCTCAATATCAAAAAGAGTATTTAGCAGATTTCAATCACTATGCATCCCTTTGTTGTGGTCGATCAGTAGGAAAAACTTGGTCGCTTACAGATTATATTCTCTGGCTATTAGTAAACAATCTATTTCCTAATGATTATATACTATATACCGTTCCTAATAAGGTCCATTTGGAACCCGTATTTCAAAATATTACAAGATCATTAAGAAATAACTATTTACTGTCAGAATTTATAGAACCAACTAAGGGTATAAATAGTTCAAACTTCTCTATTAAACTTCTAAATTCATCGCAATTACTATGTAGAATTGCGGGAACCAGTGGTACTGGTGCCAATGTAGTTGGTATTCACAGCCCAATCGTCATAGTGGACGAGGCTGGTTATTATCCTTGGGGAACCTGGACAGAATTACAGCCCGTTTTAAATACATGGCAAAGCGGGTTCAAATTATTTGTGTCAGGGGTACCTACGGGTCTGAGGGAAAACAATGTTCTATACTATGCTGATGAGATAGACGACGGTTTTTCACATCATAGAACGGCTGCCCATCAAAATCCTAGATACTCCCCTAGTGATGAGGAGAACAATCTAAAGAAATATGGGGGAGTAGATGGGGAGGATTACGTACATTTTGTTCTTGGTAGACACGGTTCTCCTACATATGCAGTATTCGATAGGAGACTAATGGAGATAAAAACCTATCCTACTTATAAAATAAAACTCTCAGGAATTGATAATAAAAACATGTCAGAAATGATAAATAAGTTGGCATTACTGCCAATTTTGCCAGAAAATGATATAATAATCCTGGGAATCGACTTAGGATACACAGAAGCAACCGCTATTATGGTATTATATGAGAAGAACGGACAGATATATGAACACGCAAGAATAAACCTAATAAAAGTACCATATCCTATTCAGGAAAAATTAATAGATTTTCTGGATAGCAAATTGAATCCAGCAATGATAGGGATAGACGCTGGAGGTCCCGGTAAACCGCTAGTTCAACAACTACTTTTGGGCGATAATTATCTACACAAACAGTATGATAAAAGACTCGTTCCAGTGGATTTCGGAAGCTGGATCAGTCTAGGTCAGGATGCAGACAATGAGGAAATAAAGGTAAAGGTAAAACCCTATAGCATAACCCTTTTACAAGAGTATACAAATTCTCACAAGATAATCTATTCCTCTACAGATATGGATTTGGTAGTTGAGTTAGAGAGAATGACGTATACTAAGAATCCTAGTGGAGACGTTGTATATAGAACTCTAACTCCCGGCGGAGGGCAGAGGGGTGAAGATCACAATACATCTGCTATGCTATGTGCTGTAATGGCTTATTTTACCAAGATGGAACATAGACTGTTTACTAAACCTAAAAAGCCGCTTATGAAAGCTAGATGGGTAGTCAGAGGAATGTAATATGGTAACAAAAACAGATCAAAATAAAGAGGCCAATGCAGTAGTTAGATTGGCAAAGCCGAGAGTAGCAGAGGCCACAATTCAGGTTTTTCAGCCCGTTACAAATACTAGGGATGATACCTTTGGTCCTGTTACTGTAGATAAACTATTCTTTGATAAACAAAGCAAGTATTGTGACGTAATAAAAGAATGTAGATTCTATTATAGACATGACCCTTTAGCAGCCACTGTTATAAATAAGGTAGTAGACATCGCTATTAATGAATTAGTTGTAACATTAGATAAAACAGTAAGTGTAACAGAAAAGTCAATATTTGAAGCGGTGGCTAAAGATGTTGCTCCTTTTATGAGAAAGGCGGCACTGGAATATCTGATTACGGGTCTCGTAGTACCCGAAATCAGTCTTACAAGAGTTAGAATTACGGATTTAAGAAATAAGGGAATCAAGAGATTGAACTCCCTTCTATACCCTACGAGTATGTGGGTAAGAGATTCGGCCAATATAGAGATCAATAGGCCCCTGTTGTCTGATAAGGAATCATATTTTATAAAGATAGATGATGAAACTGCCTACTTTATACAGAATGAAGGTGAGTATGTTGATGGCACCGCCGATAGGGAACTATATCTAGAAATAGTCAAATTATATCCAGAGTTTGTACAATTAATTAAGGAAGGAGAAACAAAAGTTAGACTGGACAATCCTTTGATAGTCAAGGGAAATTCGTTAGAGGATTCTTCATATCCAATTCCATATTTGACCCCGGCACTGGAGTCACTGAAGCACAAGAGGAATCTTAGAAGAATGGATTATGCACTGGCCGCAAGAGTCATTAGTGCCATAATGCAGGTTAAAGTTGGAAGTGATGAGTTTCCGTTGACAGAGGACCAGGAAGATATCTTAACTGATCTTGAACAACAACTTCAGTGGCAACGAAATAATGATACCAGCCCATTAGAAAGAATCTTTGCATTATTCACAAATCACACTGTATCAATAGAATGGATTTTTCCTGATGTAAATCCTCTTCTAAACAGTGATAAATATGAATCAGTTAATCAGGACATTATGGTTGCACTGGGTTTTCCAAGGATATTGATAACTGGAGAGACTGAAAGATCATTTGCATCCGATCCACAAATAGCTACAATTTCTCCTCTTCATACCATGGAAAGATTGAGAGACGCACTGTTACCAATCGTAAATCAGATATTTATTGAAATGAAGAGTAGGAATCAAATCATAGCTACTCTTCCTAAAGTTTCTTGGAAGCCTATAAATCTAATGAGTATGCAGCTATTCTTCGAGGGATTGAAAGAATTATACGAAAGTGGTAACTTGTCTAGAACGTCATATGATGAAGCATATGGATATAATTTAAATACAGAACTAGAAAAAAGAGTAGAAGAAAACCAGACGTTAGATGATTTGGAGTTAGACCCAGTGGCTCCATCTAATAAACCAGGGGCAAATCAGCCCGGTGGAGAACAGCCGGGTAGACCAGCCCAACCTCCAGAGGAATAAGCTATGCCAGCAGAATTTGAAAACTGTGTAAGAAGCGAAATGGAAAATGGTGGTAAATCAAAAGACGATGCACAGCGAATCTGTGCCATTAGCTTTATAAAGAGACATGGTATGTCTCCAAATAAAGCAAAAGAAAGAGGCATGGCCGAGGTAGACCTGTGGACCATGCCATTGAAAGACTTATTGATGGCTATTTTTTCTCATAATTCTGGAGAAGAAACACCATAAGAACCCCCTATTATACCCCCTTACGCATAATTTAATGATGGAAACCTACATATTTTATGAATTATGCTATAATAAGAGAGAATGATATGAACAAAATTTCTACTTTTAGTGTCAATGATATTCAACTGATGTTGAATACTGATGAAAGAAAGATACTTGAGGCGTTGGCCGCAGTATCATTAAACCCCAACGTTACATGGATAAAATTCACATTATTGGACGATAAACCAAATCTTAATAGACAAAGGGTTCCAAAAGAGGAGTTCGCAAACGTATTAAAGACAGGTTTATATATGCCAATAAAGATGGCTCTTGGTGAAATAAGTGAAGGCCACCAGGAAACCTTCCCCCTAGGCGTCATAACACATCTCCTAGAAAGAGATGATAAGATCGAGGCTCTAGCCGCACTATGGTTGAGAGAAAGAGGAGAAGATGTTGAACTCCTAAAAGAAAAATTTGCAGAAGAAAAGGATATTAATTTTTCTTGGGAAATAACCTTTTCAGAAGAAAAACAGCAAGAGGGTTTTGTAGATTTATTGGGAGTTTCGGTGAATGCTGCAACAATAGTAGGAATGCCCGCATATTTAGGTAGAACGAGTGTACAAGCACTCGCATCTATCAAAGAGACTATACAAGCATCTTTGGAGGACGAAGATATCATGGATACAATTTCTACAGTAGAGCATGAGAGGGGTCTGTTGGAACTAAGACAGGAACTTAATACTGCTCACGAAGCAAAATTGAATGAAGTAAAAGCTAAATATGATGAATTAAAGACAGAGCATGGAACTCTTTCTTCAGAGTTACAAACACTAAAGGCTGAGGCAACTCAGCTTAGAGAGTTTAAGTCAGAAATAGATACCGAGAAAGAAAGAGTAAGAAAGCTCGCAGAAATCAAGGAAAAGTTCGCTACTGCAAAGATTGAAGTAGAAGATGGCTATTTTGAAGCTAAGGCCGAAATACTTCTTGCTATGTCTGATGCACAGCTAGACTTTTTCCTACAGGAACTTTCAGCTTTCAAACCGGAAGCAGTTGCCAGCGTAAGACTTGGTACTACAAACGCTCCAGCAATTCGTGGAAAGTCGGAAGAAGAGGTTGGCAAGAAAGAAGTTCTGGAATTTCTAACTAATCTGGACAAGAAATAACTTGGAGGATTTTCTACCATGGAAATCAGAAAGTATACCGATATAGTTGGTGTAGTAGTAACAGAAGATATTGTAGAGGGCCGCATGGTTCTTCTAACAACCAATACTCCTGGTGACTATGATTTTGGAAGTCGTAGTGATCTGCCTGGAGTAAAGTTGCCGGACACTGAGGCCGAGGCTAATAAAGCCAAGTTTTGCGTAACTTGGACAGTAAATAACGCCACAGCAACGGGACCAGTGAAGCTGTTTGTTCCACAGCCTTCATTCGAGTGGGCCCTACGCCATGGTGGATGGGATCAGGCTGCTAATGTTCCATTTTCAGCTACGGTTCATTTGACATGGCCTGGAAATCGTGATAGCGTAGCTATTCCATCAGGTTTTCAAGCACTTGCATTTGATCGCGGTGTATTCCGTGTTCCATCAGGCCAGTATATTTATTCAGCCGCATTACAGACCCCGGGAGCAGATTTATCAGTTGCTAATGCTGGAGACGACACAGCAGCAGAAGCAGGAAAGCTACAGGAAGCAAGTGGTAGCGAAACAGTTGTGGCTGTTGTAGAGCACTACAATAGTACAGACGGATCATTGACATTCAGGACTCTATAAGATTATTTGAGGATAATAACATGTCAAAGTTAGATGAAAAGAAAGTATACGAAGCACTATCTTCATTAATGAAGAATCCGCATGAACGTGCGGCTCTTGCTGAAATAATTGTAGAATTTGTTCAGCCAAATCATTTGGCAAATCAGTTCATCGGTGATATTCTTAGCACCCGTGCGCTAAAGCCAGGAGATTCTCTTGTAAAGAAATTGCGTAAGGGAATCGAGGTTCGTACTTTAGTTCCTGGTTCAGTACATTTGTCAAGTGAAATCACTGTTTCAGAACGTATGAACTATGTTCTAGACGGTGCCGATGTAAAGGTTACTTATAACCTTTGGGAACTTGAGAGCGGAGAAATTGGAACCGTTCAAGAAATCCGTCGTGAAATGGCAGCAAAACTACGTGATTACTATGTAAATAAAGTATTCACAGCCCTATCTACAGTTTGGTCAGCAGTTAATACTCCTAGTAACTTTACATCAGTAGGTGGTACTATTACGGCTTCCGCACTAGAAGATGCCATCAATCAGGTTAATAACACCGTTGGATCAGCAAAGGCAATTCTTGGTGTTCGTGCCGCAGTTACCCCTATTACTAAGTTCGGAGCTTTTTGGACTGATGGTACCAACGTAGAGGGGTCACAGACAGCCGTAGACGAAATTCGTGAAAGAGGCCGTCTAGGTAAGTACTATGGAGTACCTATTATCACATTAGATCAGGTTTACAACAACCCCGAGGAATACACAGCCCTACTACCGGAGGATAAGGTTCTGGTAGTTGGTGAAAATGTTGGCGAATTTATTACCTACGGTGATGTTCGTCAGAAGCAGTGGGAGGATATGAATCCAACTCCTCCTCAGTGGTTCCTAGAAATCTATCAGCAATTTGGTATGATTATAGACAATGCTCAGGGTATTTATGTCTTGGGTGGTCTTTCATAGTTGAAGTTATTTTATTAATTGGCAAAAGAGGAGAGGCGGGAATGATCTCTCCTCTCCTCTTTTGATTATCCTACATGGAAGGATACAATGAATTTCAGTAAAAACAAAGACTCCTCATTTACAATTTAATGTAAGGGTAATGAGGGGTTTTGTTTGTATACACAAAATCATAAGGAGAATATATAATGACAGAAAAGGTAGTAGATAGAAGGCTAGTGGACGCCATGAAAGCGGGAACTCCACTAAAGAGGTATAAGAAAACTATTCTTGGCAAGGTATATGTAACAGCACTAAATCCATTTTCAGATGAACCAGAAGGTATCATTCTACAAGGAAATCCAGCCAATCCTGATGAATTAGACGAACAGGTTGTAGAGATTTGGGATGAACGTCAGGATTTGTTCTTCAGAAAAATCAATAAGAAACACTTTGAGGCAGGAAGGCTAATTGAATTAGCAAAGGTATTTGAGGAACCAAGGTCCCCTAACGAAGTCAGCGATGAGGAGTTAGATCGAATCTTGGGCCTAAGATTTTTGGCCTTCAAGAACAGAATTGAAAAGTTTACGGAAGAGGCTCCTTTATTT